GTTGGCGGAAGCCGAATTTAATCGAACCGTACGCGTTCGACAGATGATTGTGCGTGCCAACGCCACACTCGATAGCGAATACACGCAACTGCCATCCGATTTCCTGCAAATGGAAAATCTTGTGTTGCTCACGACAACGCCAACCAAATTGGAGTTTTTGAGCGATGAACAAAGCGATGACTTTTATACGCGTTACTTTTCGGCGGCTGGCACGCCGCGCTACTACACAATTATTGGCGATACGTTCAAGGTTGTCCCATCTCCAGGAACGGATACGACGCAAGTTCAAATGACGTACTACGGCAAGATTGCCGCACTGTCTGATAGCAATACAACAAACTGGTTGCTCACAAAGCATCCTGACTTGTACTTGTATGGCGCACTGCTGCAATCGGCACCATACCTCCAAGATGATTCGCGCATTCCCGTTTGGAATGCCGCTTATGAGCGTGGCATTGAAGCCATGAAACTAGAGCAAGAACGTGCCAATTACAGCGGCACAACGCCACGCGTTCGCGCTAAACCAATGGGGTAATCCATGGCTAATTCATTCAGTGACTATCTTGAAAACAAAGTATTGGCTCATGTGTTTGGCGGATCAGCCTACACGGCGCCAGCAACAATTTACGTTGGCCTTTTCACCGCCGATCCTGGCGAGTCAGGTTCAAGCAACGAAGTATCGGGCAACGGTTATCTACGCCAATCTATGGCGTTTACGGTAACGAATGACGCAGCCACTAACACATCAGCCGTTGAATTTCCAACCGCCACGGGATCGTGGGGAACGGTTACGCATACGGCGTTATATGACGCATCAACATCAGGCAATATGCTAGCCGTTGGTCAGCTTACGGCATCCAAATCCGTTGGAACGGGTGATGTGTTTCGTTTCAACGCTGGCGATTTTGACATCACGTTGGCGTAATGATTGGTTACGGTGCTAATGACTATGGGCGTGCAAACTATGGCGTACAGAGTTATGTCGAAGGCGCCGTTGTCATTAGTGCTGCGTCAAGCGTATCGCCAACAGGATCGGTACGGCGCAATGGCGAAACAGTCATTCACGCCGTGTCAACCGTATCCGCTTCCGCTGGCGTTATTCGCGGCGGTGCTGTTCTTATTGAAGGCGTGTCAACGGTTGCTGCAGGCGGTGCACGCATTGCGGCGGGATCGGTTGCTGTGGCGGGTCAATCAACCGTTGCAGCGGCAGGCACCATTGTCATGGTGGCATCTGTATCAATTGATGCCGTTTCAACGGTTGCTGCATCAGGCGGTGCAACCATTTCGGCGTCTGTGTCTATCGGCGCCACGAGCGCTGTAAGCGCAGCGGGCGCATTGAAATGGTCACCGATACCCGACCCAAGCGACACATGGACGCCACAAGTGGTTACCAGCGAATCATGGACCACGCAAACAGTTTCAGGAACAACTTGGACACCTCAAGTGTCACCTTATCGAGAGGCGGCTTAAATGGCTGATACCACGACAACCAACCTTAGTTTGACCAAACCCGAAGTTGGTGCATCCACCGACACATGGGGTAACAAACTTAACACGAACCTTGACACGATTGATGCAATCTTTGCATCAAACGGCACAAGCGTTTCCATGAACGTGGGCAGCGGAAAGACGCTTACGCTTGGCGGAAACCTAACGGGATCGGGGACGATCAATAGCGTCACCATTGGTCAGTCATTGGCGGCTGCGGGTTCGTTTACAACCTTAAGCGCATCCAGCAACGTTACGTTTAGCGGTGCTGTTGTTTTGTCATCCACGCTAACGGCTAATGGCAACACAACCCTTGGCGATGCTGTTGGTGACACGTTAACGGTTAACGCCACTGCTACTTTTAACAACGCAGACGCAACGATTTACGGTGTAAGAGTAGGCCGTGGCGCAGGTGCTGTGTCCACCAACACTGCGGTGGGTGCGAGTGCGTTGGCGGCGAATACGACGGGTCAGCGCTCTGTCGCGGTTGGATACCAAGCAGGTTATAGCCAGAACACGAACGACGGCAACTCTTTCGTCGGTCATTCTGCTGGGTATGGCGTAATAGGCGACTACAACACCGCAATGGGCAGAAATACTCTGTACGCATCTGGCTCTGGCACGCTTAACTCAGCTTTTGGTTATGCCGCTTTAACTTCCAACACATCTGGCGGGTACAACACTGCTGTTGGCGCACAATCTCTTTTGAACAACACCACCGCCTCCAACAACACTGCTGTTGGTTATCAGGCGGCTTACGCAAACACCACAGGAACACAGAATACTGCCGTTGGTTCCCAAGCATTAACTACCAATACAACTGGCGGATTAAATTCTGCATTTGGTTTAAATTCACTTTATTACAATACAAAAGGCTCAAACAATACCGCTTCTGGCGGTGCGGCACTTCAATCAAACACCACTGGCGCATACAACACTGCACATGGGGCGCTTGCCCTTTACTCCAACACCACCGCCTCTAACAACACCGCTGTTGGGTATCAGGCTGGGTATTCAAATATTACAGGGACAGCCAACACATATTTGGGGTATCAGGCTGGGTACGAGAAAACCGGCAGCTACAACGTGGCGCTTGGCTTCCAAGCGCTGCGCTTAAATGGTGGCGGAACAAGTAATGTGGCGATAGGTATAAATGCCGGATACGTCTCTACTGGCAGCTATAACACTTTTGTCGGTGGAGGTTCGGCTAGCTATGGCTGTGGCGAGTTGATGACCACAGGTTCCAAAAACTCAATCTTTGGCGCATTCAACGGCAACCAAGGTGGCCTCGACATCCGCACTTCCAGCAACTACATCGTGCTGTCGGATGGGGATGGGAATCCGAGGATGGTATTTGACGGGTCTGGGTATCCGTTTATTTATAATATGCCCTCTGGGGCGGGGACAAACGCCCTTCGTTTCAACTCCTCAACTGGAGCCATCACATACGATACGTCCTCTGCTCGTTATAAGGATAACATTCGTAACAGCATCTATGGTTTGAGCCATGTGATGCAAATGCGTTCTGCCCAGTTTGAATACAAAGACGGTAAACGCTCTGATGTTGGTTTGATTGCCGAAGAACTACAACCGATTATTCCGGAATTGGTTGGTGTCAACAAAGAAGGCCAAGCCGATTCTGTGTCGTATGACCGCATGGTTTCCGTTTTGGTTAAGGCCATCCAAGAATTGAAATCTGAACTCGACTCGGTGAAAGCCGAGCTTGCAACCTTGAAAGGAAACTGAAATGACCACCTTCACAACCACCATCCAGTCGATGTACACCTTAGACACTCCTGATCCTGGATACGTTGTCAACGTGCTTTGGGAAGTACAAGGGGTAGACGGTCAATACACCGCATCCATCGGCGGCAATACGCAGTTCAACTCCGCTGACCAGCAAGGGTCATTCATACCCTACGCAAGCCTCACGCCAGAGATTGTGCTTGGCTGGATTCCACAAAACCAGATTGACAGCGCACAGGCCTGTGTGCAGGGCCAGATCGACAGCTTGATTAACCCACCTGTATCGCCGCAAGTGGCGGCACTTCCTTGGGCATAAAGGTGATGTATGACTTCAGCCGACTCCGAAGCCTTAAAACGCATTGAAGTTCACGAAGCAGTGTGCGACGAACGCTATTCGCAAATCAACGCCAGGCTCAAAAGATTGGAGATGATCCTTATGACCACGGCGGGCACCATCATCATTTTGCTTTTGAATTTAGCGCTGAAGTTGAAATAAGCATTCAGCAAGCCATACGCCTCCATGGAAGCAATCACCGACGCAATCGGCAAACTGTGGTACTTGGGTGCAGCAGTGGTTGCAATTGCAGCTTATGCAGTAACGATCAAAGTACGCCTTGACTACCTCGAAAAGAATTACGACAAGCAGATCACAGCACTATGGGAAAAGGTGAACGAGTTGAACGAAAAGTGCCAAGGATCAGCCTAGCATGATGACGCTCTTATCAACGCTCTTGTCATTCTTAGCCGGTGGCGTGCCCAAGTTGCTTGATCTTTGGCAGGACTCCAAGGACAAGGCGCACGAGCTGGAACTTGCCCGTATGCAAAATGAACGTGAGCGTGAGTTAGCCGCCATGGGATTGCTTGCACAGCAACGCATTGAAGAGATTCACACCGAACAAGTAACGATGCAAACGCAAGCCGAAGAGATGAAAGCACTCTACGCTCATGACATTGCGATTGGCGAAGGAACAAGCCAGTGGGTCAAGAACGCCAGGGCGTTAGTGCGTCCCGTGTTGACTTATGGCATGTTTATGCTGCTGGTATTCGTTGAGATTGGCGGATTCTGGTACGCGTGGACAACCAATGTGCCATTCGATTTGATGCTTGATCAGCTATGGGATGACGATACGCAGCAAATTTGGGCCGCGATTGTGGCCTTTC